GCTCTTTTGACTGAGTATCCATAAAAGTCAATGACAGCCTGCAAGTCCTCATCATCAGTAGTTTTGTGCCATTTAGAGAAACGTTTACGTTTCCGCACAATATTTAGTAGAAACGAATATTGCATGATATGGTCTAGATTACTATGCATATTCATCTCATTAGCACAGTGAATAGTATCAGCAAAGTACGATAACGCACGGTTGGTTAGAAATGGGTTATATGTCCTTTCTGCTAGTTCTGGGTTTTCAGAGTTAGTCATGATATCTTTCTTACCTAGATTGATATCAGTTACAAAGTCAAACGGGTTCATTTGAAAAAACCTCTTCCAAAGATTTTTCTAAAACCCAACACCTTGTCGCTTCATTGAGTCCTTTACCCCAATGAGAAGAAACATTATTTTTCATAAATTTACGCATAGCAATATTTATTTTATCCAATAATTCATTAGTTTCTTCTACTGTTAATTTATCTACATCTACATAATTTAATAGTAACTTTTGGACTTCATACGAAAATGATTTACTATAGTAAGTATCATATGTACAAGAGCGTGTATCACGAACCCATTTGTCGGTTGCATTATAATCATTAACATTTGGTTGTTCGAGATGACAATCATGACAAAACAATCTATAGTTAGATGGAATATCTTTACCACCTAATGAATATGGAATTACATGACATTTTTGCGTTTTTCTCTTATGCCCACATCTCCAACAAAGTTTATTCATTTCCGATGCATCAACACCATATCCACATTCATCAATATTTCTCATACCCCAATCGACTATTTGTTTTTTAGTAGTTTTCATATTTGGTCGTGCCATAATCAACTCCAATCACAATCTGTCATGAGTTCTACGAGACAGGCAACGTTGTTGATTTCATGGTCAACAACAAAGGCCGCCTGATATTGATACTTAGCAAGAATGAGAATCATCTGTGCAATACTGGCAGCCTTCATATTTTTGCTTGCATGATTGTATAGACTACGATACAAGCTCGCCGTTTCGATATCAGAGTTGTCTACGATCCATTTACGAATACCTGTAAACTCTTGCTTCTTAATCATCTTGACTAGTGAGTCAAAGGACTCATCACTCATGTTAGTAAGAATACCAACATCAATCTTACCAGTCACAGAATACCGCTGTAGTTCATTTAGAATACGCCGCCAGTCTGGCATATGCTTCATCATCAGTTCAGCGATGACTTTCTGGTCATATTGAATACCCTTCATCTTCAGAATATTCTCAATACGCTTCATAAACTGAGGCGCTAGACCAGCAAGGTCTTTCTTATTGATATTAAACTCTACAACAGAACACCGACTGTGTAGTGGTTCAATGATACGATTTTTAAAGTTGCAAGTCAAGATGAAACCACAGTTGTTAGAGAACTCTTCCATGAAGTTACGAAGAGCAGGCTGTGTAGACTGTGGATTTAGATAGTCTGCTTCATCAAGAATAACATACTTACGCTTGCCATTGAAAGATACGGATGAAGCAAACTGTTGGATTTCAGTTCGTAGTGTGTCGATGTTACCCTTCATGGACCCGTTGATGACAATGTAGTCAAGGTCTAACTCATTTAGCAGAGCGCGGGCAACGGTAGTTTTACCGACACCCGGCCCGCCACTGAGAAGAAGATTTGGTATTTGTTCTTGGTCGACAAACGCTTGAAATACGTCTTTTAGATTTTGAGGTAGTACGCACTCCTTAATAGACTTCGGCCGATAGTGTTCAACCCATAGATAATCTGCCATAACAAACCTTTCAACATTTACCGATACGATCCGTCCGGTGTTTCATCATAATACTGCTTATTCAGACCACGATGTTTATCAGATACAACGCGGCCATTTTCATCAATCTCAACTACTCTGCTTTTGATCTGATATCCAGCAGTCGTAAGTAGCGAGATAAAGTCACTCATCAGATCATTCCAAGATACATCTTCAGCGTGTAAACGAGAAGCAGTAGTTTCTTCTCCTAGAATTCTCAGTGACATATAAAGTTCAGTTTTCTCTACCATTAGCTCCTCGTTTCTGTTGCAACGAAGTAAGTCACGCGACCATCGGCGGTAGAAAACTTAGAGATACCTTTGCTAGAAATCTCAACATTATATTCTAGCACCATCATCTTCATATTGTCAACCTTAAAAACGTGAGTGAACTCATCTTTGGTGGTACCGACTTTCTTTGAATATGAGTTCATAGAACTATTTTTAGAGTCACCAGCACTGATAGTGATAGTACCATCATCACCTTTGATAATGATATCAGGCACACCTAAAACACGCGCGGCCTGTAAAACATCACGAAGAACATCATCGCCAAGAGTGAACTTGGCATTGACATCAGGAAGCGTCAATGCTTTCTCAGGTGGTGTTACAATCATGCTAGGATCAGCATAACGATAATCTAATGATGTACCATTGCCATCACTGATAGTCATACCATTATCACCCAAGTCTAGGTCAGGGTCTTCAATGAGAGAAAGTGCTGATAAGAATTGACCAAGGTCATAGATACCAAAGTCTTGTGAGAACTCATCACCCACTTCAACTTCTGCTAAGACAGTTTTCTGTGGCGACACGGTACGCAACATAGTGCCCTCTTTAAACAGAAGAGAGTTGTTGATAGAAGAGAAGTTTTGTAAGACTTCAACGGTTTGTTCAGATAGTTTCATCATATTCTCCATTATGCTAATGCCTTTTCTTTTCCAAGTGCAGATACATCTGCGGTTGCTGTTACGCCAACACTGGCGAGTGAGGCAAGGTCGCCTCCAAAGATGTATGTACCCATGTGCTTCAATCGCATCCATGGACACATCCATACTTTGATTCCTAGATCACGGGCCCACTGACAGAACATATAATCTTCTGACAGATAGCGATTAGACTTAGGGTCAATCACTGTATCAAAGTAGGCATAGATTTGTCGTGACCCATCAAAGTTCTCAGTTCGTACATGGTCTGGTGTGTATAGCAACTCAGGGTGTGCGTTACCAAACTTCTCGAATGCAGACTTCTGAATCATCATGAACCCAGTGCCACCCTCTAGCACCTCAACTGGTTCGTTAATACGAATCTCAGATACGCCAGGTGCCGGATTAAACACAAAGTCACCGACATAGTTTTCAAGTGCTTGTGGATTTTCATCAGCAGCACCCTTGTCAACTGCTCGCTTAATCTTTTCCCAAGCAATGGTCTTCTTTGGATATGCACCACACACGATTTCTTTGTCGCTGTCTGGATCAGCAATTGCTGCGAGCGATAGTACGTCCTGTGGATCGAACCCAATGTCTGCATCAATAAACATCAGATGAGTATAGTGGGACCGCATAAACTCGTCAACCAAATAGTTACGCGCGCGGGTGATAAGTGATTCATTAAAGATGTAGTAGAAACCGATATCTAATCCATACTTGGCCGCTTGCTGACCAAGATCGACTGAAGACTTAGTATACTGACCACCGCACATACCACCGTACATGGGTGTAGCAACCATAATCTTTCTTTCTTGTAGTTGTTCAACAGTAATTTCAACTTCCATTATTTACTTTCCTCTCAGTGTCATGAATATATAATGTCATAATAGCATAGTGTAAAACTTTCATCAAGTCTTTTCTGTTGTAACCTTCTTTACGTCCATATCTCTGTGCATACTTGAGAACATTGCCGATACAGAAACCTGTACCATGTCCAGCGTCAAAGATAAACTCAGTAGCTTGAAACTTAGACTGACTATAGTGGGCGCTATAGGTACTATCTATATATGCTTTCAACTCACGAATTAGTCGATCTTCATCAAATTTATAATCAATACTCATAATCTCTAATCAACTCCAAACCATAGTTGTTCACTTCTTTTTTCACCTTGATGCCCTTTGATGGAATGGGCTTGTTCTTCTTGAATGGACTATAGTCAACATAGTGATGCCAGCGACCATACTTCCAGACATTCTCAGATACATCAGCATGGCCCATTGTAATAAGCATATCAGACTTGTTGCTTGTGCCATGTAAAATTCTATCTTCTTGGTCTTCTACTGCATAGAACTCGTCGGTGTTGCCACCCTTAGTTGTCTGTGTTGCTGCTTTACCCTGTAGAAAGAAATTGAACTGACAGGTACATAAACCATCTTTGAGTACACGCAACGACAGATCGGTGTCTTCATTGTATCTACCACGCCATTTATAATCCTCTGCATTCGTATCAATCAATAGGGCCGAGTAGATACGAGTGTTGAAAACATAGGGTGGATACTCACTGTTAGGTGCAATAAAGAATCTGTATTGTAAACCAGATACTGGTATGTTGTCAAATCTATCAACAAAGTCTTCACACGCTCTAAACAAAGCACCAGATTCTACACGAATTCTTTCGTTCTCATGTAATCGGTAGAAGTCATGTATGTTGTCGTCAAATACCCAGTATCGTGCAAAGCGATTTTTCTTTGCATGATCCCAGGCAAAGTTTCGTGCAGCACCAGGGCCAACACGAGGATTACTATAGCCCTCTTCATCACAAGTATTGTATTGTTCTTTATACTTGTTGTCAAGAACAATTACGGTACAGTATTTTGAATCAGCAGTCTCTACATATTTTTCATACTCTTGCTCTTCAACTACCATATAAAACTTCACTCGCATTCTTTCAAGTGAGTTGGCGGTTGCACGAATATTCTTTTCGTAGCGCCCTTTACTTACGATATACAGTGGATACTTTGGCTGTAGTTCTTCAGCACCATCAGAGATTACCCATCGCAGTCTTTGATTTTCTGTTCTAGCAAGTTTTGGATGCCAGATACTTTTTGTCTTATCTGATAGGTTTTGGCCAAGCAATTTTGACAGTTCTTCAAGATGGCTATCATCTTCAAGGCGAATCGTGACCTGCTTGAATGGAGGGTTGTTCTCTTGCACATAATCTGGCATCTCTCGCCAGAATTTTTGCCACGCTTTATTTCGATGCGACTTCTTTTCTTTTCTTTCAAAAGAAACTTTTTGGCTATCTGCAATCAAGTTATTGATTGGATAGTGAATTAGTTTAGTATTCTCTGTAATATCAATCTTCAATAGATTAGCAAAGTCTTGAACATCTTCATTATTTCTAAAAGACACATAGATATCTTTCTTCAGTCTTTTCTGGTCTTGTTCATATTTTTGCGCTTTGACCAGCTTTGCTTCATCGTCTTTACTATGCTCAAATAAAGTACCTACCATTAATCACTCCATATAATAGGGGACCTATACATTATATATAGGTCCCCATTCTGTGTCAAGTTTTTTCTAGAAGAAAGAAATCAAATTGTTTCCTGTAGGGACATGGCCCACGTGACCAGGCTCGTTTCTTATCTTTTCTCTGATGATTTCTGCTATGGCGGAATCTTCGATATAAGGTGTAATCTCATATCGCCAAACATCACCGTCACCTTTTATTGTATTACAGTCTGTACAGGCTAAGATAATATTATCATAGACATAAGGTTTATCAGAATCAATTCTTTCTATAGAGGGTGTAGCTGTATATCCCTTATCAAAATAATATGGCATTTGCTTACCTACACCATAATTCAAACCTTCACCACAGTAACCACAGTAATCGCTACATTTATCGACAACAATATCACACATACGAGGTATTAATTCAAATCTATTATATTTTTTTTCATCTCCTCTTAAATGTCCTGTTACCCTAGAACCAGTAAGTTTCATGTTCATCCAAATCAGTTTTGTAATAACACTATTCCATAAGTGTAGATCAACTTCTTCCGGACGTTTTTGTTTTTGATACAAATTAAAAAGTTCTTTTCGAGAATGAGTATGTGGTTCAAAAGGTGAGATAGGAAATATAGCATTACCTTCACCATTAACCAACCTCTCTTCTTCTAAAGCATATCCTGCTTTTTTTCTATTTGGCTGTTTCTGAGGTCCTTTTCGGTATGTACCGCGGCGCCTCTCATGTTTCACATGAGACTGTAAAAAGTCTCCCGTTGGTAATTCACTCATTTTAACTCCATCTGTAATATCTATAATAGACATATATTATTACAAGATCACCTTAGAATGTCAAGCAGCTTTTTTATTTTTTCTTAAAAAAAGTTTGTAATTTTTATCAGCACGTTCTTTGTGAAAGCGTGTAGCCCGAGAACGAAAGTCAATACCCATCATATGATCCATCTCATGGAGAAAAACTCTGGCCGTATACCCGTTGAACTTTGCACTATCGCGCATATCATCTACTGTACTCATACGCACACGAATCTCTGTTGAGCGTTTGATAGATAGGAGATAACCAGGCAAGGACAAGCAACCTTCCTCAGCATACTCCTGTTCATCAGATTCGTTGACTATCATGGGATTAAAGACTGGAATGATGCTTTCCCTATTAGTTGGGTTACCCATAATGAATACACTGTATGGCAGACCAACCTGGTTACAAGATAATCCTACACCACCTAACTCACACATTGCATCGGTCAAAGAGTCTACCAATTCTTTAGGGTCAATGGGTGGATTGTAAAAGTCAAACTTGACAGTAGGTGTATAAAGTAATTTATCTGTCAATTCTAGTTTCATGCTGCTATCCTTGAGAAGTTACCATGTTTTTCAAAGCGTACAATATTTCTAAACTTGTCGATCATTACATCCCCTTTATGACTTATAATAAATGTATTTGTATCCGCTGTCAATCCTTCAAGTATTTTTAGAAACTCTTCTGTACCATTACCGTCTAGGCTTGAGTCAAACACTTCATCCATCAGAAGCAGATTAGTTGAGACAGAGTTTCTTAGCTTTGCAACAGTTCGCCATGTGAACAAGAGAGATAGGTCAATACGCATCTTCTCACCCTCACTAAACGAGTCGTAAGAAAACTCATCACGAAACCTCGACTTGATTTTTTCGTTAAAGTTCTCGTCTAGTTCAAACTGAACAAAGAAGCCTAGTTGCTGTAGGTAGTGATTGCACAACTTGTTTATCACAGGCACATACTGTTTGATAATCTGAGACTTAATACCTGAGTCACGGAGCATATTAGAACCAACACTAAACATCGTGTGTTCTTCTGACAACTCAGTCTTGCGCTTTTGATAGTTGGTTAGTTGTTCTTTCAATTCGTCAATACTAGTATCATTATTCTTCACCTCATCTACCTTCTCTGATAGTTCAGTGATCTCTTTATTAAGAGAAGAAATAAATTCATTGTAGGTAAAGATGTTACGATTATGGTCAGAGACTTGACTATTCAACTCAGAGATTTCTTTTGTAACCTCTACAATCTCTTCTAGTCTTACTTCTAACTCACCACGTTTTTTCTGTAGTGCCTCAATAGTCTCTACTGCCTCAACTAGTTTTTCATTTCGAGACTTGACAGCCTCTTCTTTGAAATGAATAGAAATATCTTGTTGACAAGTAGGACAATTCTCATGGTCATGAAAGAAGTTTATCTCTTTATTGTACTTCTTGACTCGCTGTTGCAGTGTCTTTAGTCCGTCAACAACTTTTCCTTTCTTGCCTTCAGTAGAGTCCTTATCTGAGATTCGGTCTTCCAAAGTCTTCAAAGTCTGAAATTTGTTGTCTCTTAGCATCGATGGTCTTTCTATGGTTAATCACCATAGTATTTAGATGTTTCTTCTCCATCTCAATCTTTTCATCAATCAAGTCAATCTGATATGAAATCTCACGAATATCTGATTTGTTCTCAGACATACGTTCTTTGAGCAAGTTATGCATAGTAGAGAAGATTTGTAGGTCTAATAAGTCTTCAATGACCTCTCGACGCTGTGCGGCCGTGAGTTGCATAAATGGTACAAAGGTAGATGAACCCAAGACCACAACCTGACTAAATGACTTGTGGTTCATCTTGAGAATATTTTTCTCTAGATAGTCTTGATAGTCACGCGCAGATGCATTCTGATTAATCAAATTGCCATTCT